GGATTAAAGTTTACGAATCGTAGGAGTTTAAATGGCTAATACTACTTCGGGAACAACAACGTTCGACAAAACATTTGCTATTGATGAAATAATAGAAGATGCTTTTGAGCGTATTGGATTAAATTCTGTAGCAGGTTATCAATTAAAATCTGCAAGAAGATCTCTTAATATCTTATTTCAAGAATGGGGTAATAGAGGTATTCACTATTGGGAAATAGATGAAGTTAATTTAGATTTAATTGAAGGACAAGCAGAATATGATTTTTTTAGATCTAGTGATGATGGCACAAGTGCTACGTCTACTCCTAATGGAATCTATGGTATGTCCGATGTTCTTGAAGCACAGTTAAGATCAAATAGAACACAAACAACACAATCAGATTCACCTATGACAAAAGTAGATAGATCTACTTATGCAGGGTTCTCTAACAAATTGTCTAAAGGAACACCTAATCAATATTGGGTAGAAAGATTTATTGATAAAGTTAGAGTACACGTTTATCCAACACCTGACTCTACAAATGCATCTAAAGATATGCATTTCTACTACATAAAAAGAATACAAGATGTAGGAGATTATACAAATGCAACAGATGTACCATTTAGATTTGTGCCTTGTATGGTTGCTGGTTTGGCTTTTTATCTTGCACAAAAATTTCAGCCACAGCTAACTCAACAAATGAAATTATATTATGAAGACGAATTAGCAAGAGCTTTAGCAGAAGATGGTTCAGCTTCTAGCACATATATTACACCTAAAGCTTATTATCCAGGAGCATAATGCCAAAGTACGCAACAGGTAAACACGCAAAAGCAATATCAGACAGATCTGGTATGGAGTTTCCATATAAAGAAATGGTTAGAGAATGGAATGGTGCATTTGTTCATGTTTCAGAATTTGAACCCAAGCAGCCACAACTAGAACCAAAACCGATGTCAGCCGATGCTGTATCTTTAAGACGTGTTAGACCTGCTAGAACAGAACCAGAGGTGACTGTAAGAATAGTTGATAATGGTTTTGAAACTTATGAAGCTGGATCTAGAATTATAAATGTTTTGTCTCCAGGACATGGTTTAACAAGTGGCACAACATATAGATTTAGAGGTCCACCAACAACGTCTCCAGGCACAGGAAGTTTTGCATATTCTAATCCACAAGATTTTGATGGAATTACAGGTGCAAACATTGCAAAATCAGCAGGATATGCAATTACAACTGGTTTATATGTAAGTGGAGCAACGGTAACAAGTGATTACGCTACATCTAATTATTTTCATTTTACAGTTGATACAGATACTGCTACAAAAGGAGGAATAAAAGGGGGAGGTTATGGTTGTTCAGCAGGGCCCGTAACAATAGAAGCATGATTAAATTTATAAAAAAATGGATTTGTAAAATATTTCACATTAAACAATGTAAATGTGAAGAGAAGAATGAAGTTGGACAAAAAGGACTTCCAATAATAAATGAAACTGCAAAAGAAAAAAAGATACGAGAAAAACATAAAGGAGAATCTAAATAATGGCTGGATTAAGTGCATCAGGATTAAAGACTCAAATAAAAAGTTACACAGAAGTTGACTCTACTGTTTTATCAGACAGTGTTTTAGAAAATATTATATTAAATGCTCAGTATAGAATATTTAGAGATGTGCCTATCGATGCAGATAGACAACAACAATTAGGTAATTTTGTAGCTGGACAAGAAAGTATTAATGTTCCAGCAGGAGCCGTATTTGTTAGAGGTGTGCAAGTTTATGATACTGCTGGATCTGAAATTACAGGGGCTAATACATGGTTAGAGAAAAAAGATTATACTTACTTACAAGAGTATCAAGATATTACTGGCACGTCTGCAGCTCAAGGAAAACCAAAATACTATGCGATGTATGGAGGAGCAACAGGAGAAGCTGCCACTACATCTGGTCGTATTATCGTAGCTCCAGTTCCAAATACTACTTACAGATTTAGAATACATTTTAATAAAGCTCCAGCTTTATTAGAAAATGACGACACTAATTACATCAGTTTAAACTTTCCAAATGGGCTATTATATTGCTGTCTATCAGAAGCATACGCCTTTTTAAAAGGCCCTATAGATATGTTGACTTTGTATGAAAATAAATATAAACAAGAGGTACAGAAGTTTGCTAACGAGCAAGTTGGTAGAAGACGAAGAGATGACTATACAGATGGCACTGTTCGTATACCAATTGAGTCAGCAAACCCTTAATAGGAGATAAAATATGGCAATTACATCGGCAATATGTTCAAGTTTTAAACAAGAACTCTTACAAGGAAAACACAATTTTAGTTCGTCTAGTGGAGATACTTTTAAAATAGCCTTGTTTACTAGTTCTGCATCTTTAGGAGCTGCAACAACTGATTATTCAACTTCAAATGAAATTACAAATACGTCTGGTACAGCTTACACAGCGGGTGGTGCATCATTAACAAATTCTGGTGTGTCTTTATCTTCAACAACAGCGTTTACAGATTTTTCAGATGTATCATATTCTTCTGCATCTTTTACAGCAAACGGCGCTCTAATATACAATACAACAACTGGAACAGGTACAGGTACGACTGATGCGGTTGCTGTTATTGCATTCGGAGCAGACAAAACTGTATCTTCTGGTACTTTTACAATCCAATTCCCAACAGCAGACGCAACCAACGCAATCATACGATTAGCATAAGGAGGGACTCCTTATGGCATCAACCTGGGGCAATAACACTTGGGGAGCCAATTCTTGGCAATCTGATACTATTACTGTTTCTATAACAGGATTATCTGTAACTTCATCTTTAGGTTCAGTAGAAGCTTTTAATGAAGCGGGATGGGGATCAGATGGATGGGGTGAAGATGGTTGGAACGGTTCTTTTAACGTAACATTAACAGGTCAGTCTATAACTACAGCTGTAGGTGAGATATCAGCATTTTCAGAACAAGGATGGGGTAGAGATACGTGGGGATCAGAACCATGGAATGCTAATACTGATCCTGCAATTAATGTAGATGGTTTTGAAATAACTTCTTCTCTTGGAACAGCAGATGGATTTAATACAGAAGGTTGGGGACGACAAGCTTGGAACAACTCAGGTTGGGGAGTTGATTATGCAGTAGAACCAACCGGAGTGTCAGCAACTTTTTCAGTTGGAACTGTATCTGCTTTTGATACGACAACCGTTGAAGTTTCAATGCCTCAACAAATAGATGCGCTTCAAGGAAGTGCTACTGTAGATTTAGTAACACCTGCAACCTTAACAGGTCAATCTATAACCTCTTCTATTGGAACAGTTGTTGCAGAAAACTTTGCTGGATGGGGAAGACAAGCGTGGGGTAATTCTGGTTGGGGTGTTGCTTATACTGTAGAGCCTGTAGGTGTATCAGCAACATTTTCTATAGGCAGCGTAGCTGCAGGAGATATTCAAACTGTAGAATTAACAGGTCAATCTATAACTTCATCTGTTGGAGAAATATCTCCTGCCGATGTTGTTGGTTTAACTGGTTTATCTATAACTTCTACTGTTGGTGATTTAGAATATGAAGGAACTTTAGTTGGTTGGGGTAGAGATGGCTGGGGAGAACAGTCGTGGGGTGAAGCTAACAGTGTTGTATTAACTTTAACTGGTCAATCATTTACTTCTTCTGTTGGATCTACAACAGTAGCAGACATGGCAGTTGGCTTAACAGGTCAATCCTTTACTTCTTCTGTTGGATCACTAAGTCCTGCAGATGTTGTTGGATTAACTGGGCAATCTTTTGATGCATCAGTTGGATCTATAACTCCTGCTGATGTCGTAGGTTTAACAGGTCAATCAATAACATCTTCTGTAGGATCAATATCTCTTGCAGATATGGCGATTGGATTAACTGGTCAATCATTTACTTCTTCTTTAGGAGATGTTTCAATATCTTCAAATCCAATAGTTATACCTACTGGTATTTCTATGACATCTACTGTTGGAAATATAAGTCCTGCAGATGTTATGGGCTTAACAGGTCAATCGTTTACTGCCTCTGTTGGATCTCCAACTATAGCGGATATGGCAGTTGGTTTAACTGGAATTTCAGCAACTTTCACATTAGGGAATGTTACAACAATTCCAATTTATGGACCTGTTGACACGGGCTCAAATACATCTTATAGTAATGTATCAACAGGATCGAACGATAGTTATTCTGATGTAAGTTCTGGGTCAAATACGTCTCATAGTAACGTATCAACAGGATCAAATAGTTCGTATTCAGATGTTGCAACTGGATCAAATACAAGTTATACTGACGCTGCATAGGAGATAAAAAATTATGGCTTCAACATATACGCCTCTTGGTATAGAGAAACAAGCAACCGGTGAAAACGCTGGTACTTGGGGTACAAAAACTAATACTAATTTAGAAATAATTGAACAATTAGCAGGTGGTTATACTGCACAAGCCGTTTCTGATTCTGGAGATACAACTCTTTCAGTTTCTGATGGATCAACTGGTGCAACTCTTGCACACAGAGTTATAGAATTTACAGGTTCACTTACAGCGTCTAGAAATGTAACTATTCCTTTAGACGTGCAACAACTTTATGTAGTTAAGAATGGAACTTCTGGATCTCAAAATGTAGTTTTAAAATATGTAACTGGAACTGGAACATCAGCAACTGTAGCAAATGGTAAAACAGTTTTAGCTTATGCAAAAGCAGATGATGGAACAAATCCAAATATTACCATGGTAGAATTTGGTGGAGATGTTGTAGATGATACATCACCACAATTAGGCGGTAATTTAGATACTAATTCTTTTATGATCGATTTTGATGATAATCATGGTATTAGAGATGAAAACGGCAATGAACAATTACAGTTTCAAACAACAGCTTCTGCAGTTAACCATTTTGATATAACAAATGCTGCAACTGGTAATAGTCCTACTATTTCAGCGGTTGGAGGCGACACTAATATTGACCTTACTTTGGTGCCAAAAGGCTCAGGGGTCGGTAAATTAACTAATGCTAATGGCACTAGTTCAACACAACAAATAACAACCGACGGAAAAGGTATTGTCTTTTCCATGATTTTCGGATAGAAAAGAATAGGAGATTAAAAAATGGCAACACCGAACCTTGTAAACATAGCAACAATTACACCTAAAAATGCAATGGGCACTTTAGGAGACACTAACAGAACGACTATGATAGACGTTCCTGCAGACACTGCAGTAAGAATAGATACAATATTAGTAGCAAATGATGACGGAACTAACGCAGCTGATTGCACACTTGAAGTTAGCAATGATAATGGTTCTACATATTACAAAATAGCAAGCACAATTTCAGTGCCTGCTGATTCAACTTTAAGCATGATTGATACACCGATTTATTTAGATGAAACAGATTTAATTGCAATTACAGCAGGAGCTGCTAATGATTTAGATTATCATGTTTCTTACGTTGAATTGGTAGATTAATTTAAATAGGAGGAAAGATAAAAAATGCCAAAGATTATTAAACCCGCAAAAGGAACTTTTACAACAGCTGATATTACAGTAGATTCTTCTGGAAGAATTATTGCTGCTTCAACTGGATCTGCGGGAGGAACTTTTATTTCTGCAACTGGTGGAACTATTACATCAGAAGGAGATTATAAAGTTCATAAATTTACATCCGATGCTAACTTTGTTGTAACTTCTGTAGGATCAGGAGACCCTGAAAGTGCAGTAGTTGATTACGTTGTACTCGCTGGAGGCGGTGGCGGCGGATCGGGACAAAGTGGAAAAGGCGGAGGCGGCGGCGGAGGTGGCTATCGTTCGTCCGGAGTATCTTTTGCAGATAACAGAGGATCAGGAACAACACTTCCCGTTTCAGCATCCCCTGGAACTTACCCTGTAGTGGTAGGCGCAGGTGGATCAGGAACTTCATCCCCTGGAGGTGCAGGCGGTAATGGGGGAGACTCTTCTTTTTCAACAATTACTTCAGAAGGATCTGGAGGAGGTGGAGGAAACCACAGCGCACCAACTGGAAATTTTGGATCTGGTGGTGGAGGCGGTAGAATTCCTCCTGCAACTGACGGACCAGGAAATAATCCACCTACAACACCTGCAATGGGAACTGATGGAAGTCCTGTAGGAGGCGGAGGAGCTTCGGGTAAACACTCTCTTGGAACTAATGCATCTGATACTACAGCAGGCATGGGAGCAATAACATTTATAACTAATACTCTAAATCCAAACGTGGACATGTCTAATAATCCTACTATGGGTTTAATTTTAGGACAAGGTGGTGCATCTTCACCTGGCGGAACGTCAGCTATGCACTATTTAGGTCAAAATCCAGATGGAGATCCCGCTGATGAAGAAGCAAATACTGGACAAGGTGGACAAGGAGCTTCAGGAGCACCAGGCACAAATTCTGGTGGATCAGGAGTTGTTTATATAAGGTATAAATATAAGTAAGGAAAAATTATGGCACACTATGCATGGGTAGACAAAGACAATAAAGTAATAAATGTTACAGTTGTTAAAGACGAAGATCAAATGGTAGATGGAGTTGAAGATGAAGTTACTGGAGATCAGTATTTAAAAGAAACTCATAAAGATACAGATTTTGTAAAAAATGGTGGAAGATTTATAAAATGTTCAATTAGTACGGGATCTAATAAACACTTTAGAGGTAAAACACCTCTTAGAGGTAATATGGCTGAAAAAGGTGGAACATATGATCCGGTAAATGATCAATTTATAAGATTAAAACCTGAAGGTTTTACTAGTTGGATTTGGAATGTTGAGCATGCACAATGGAGAGCTCCTATTGACCCCACTGCAGAACAATTAGAGCAAGGTTATTATTGGGATGAATCAGCTCAAGCATGGGTTGCGCCTCCTTCTGAATAACAAGTCTTCATTTTAGTGAAGAAAGAAAATTTAAAGAAAGAATATGTATTTAGAAAATTATCTACACTGTGTAAGCGATAAACTTCCTGTTAATTTTTGTGATGAAGTAATTAATTTTTCATTAGAAAAGTCTCAACAAATTGCAAGAGTGGGAAGTATGTCCAAAGATAAAATGCATAAAAAAGAAGGAAGAAAAGTAAGAAACTCTCACGTTGTATGGTTAAATGAACCTTGGATATATAAAGAATTATGGCCTTTTGTTTCTGAAGCTAACAAAGAGGCTAAGTGGAATTTTAATTTAACACATCTTGAAAACTTACAGTTTACAAAATACGTAGGCTCTTTAAATCAACATTACAATTGGCATACAGACTGTGGAAAAGGGTCTCATGCATATAGAAAACTTTCTTTTGTTATTCAATTAAGTGACCCAAAAACTTATGCGGGTGGACAGTTTTTAATAAATCCTGAGAGAAGATGGAGTAAAGATGATATTCGTTTTGATAAAAGTTGGGAAAACAAAGGTAGTATTTTATTTTTTCCTTCTTTTTTAGAACACACGGTTACTCCTGTTATTCTTGGAACTCGTTATTCTTTAGTCGGATGGTTAAGGGGGCCTTTGTTTACGTGAAATCTTTTAAAAAAGATAAATATGTAGTTTTAACAAATGCAATTAGTAAAGATATGGCATTAGTAGCTTTTAATTATTTAAGAATTAAAAAACAAGTTTTACAAAGTTTAAAAAATAAAAGGGTTATCTCTCCCTATAATGAATTATTTGGAACTTTAGGTGATTCACAAATACCTGTAAAAGAAACTTATTGTTGTTATTCAGATACACTTATGGAAACTTTATTATTAACATTGCTTCCTTTAATGTGTGAAAAAACTAAATTAAAATTAGTTCCTACATATTCTTATACTAGGTTATATACTTATGGCAGTACTTTAAAAAGACACAGAGATAGAGCAAGTTGTGCAGTTTCTACTACTTTAAATTTAGGTGGAGATGACTGGCCTATTTATTTAGATCCAACTGGAAAATCTAGTTTACTTCCTAATGCTAGTGAACAACAACCAGAATCAGAAAGATTAATAAAAAACCCAAATAAAGGAGTTAAAATAAATCTTAAACCAGGTGATATGCTTATTTATTCTGGTTGCGATTTAGAACATTGGAGAGAGCCTTTTACAGGAACTGAATGTGGACAAGTTTTTTTACATTATAATCAAGAGGGTACAAATGCAAATTTATTTGATGGAAGAATTCACATAGGCTATCCAGAAAAGGAATAATGATATTAAGATTAGAAAATTTTTTAAGTAAAGAAGCAGCAGACAAAATAGAAAAACTTTTAGTTTCTGATAATTTCCCATGGTTTTATAAAGATGCTTTAACAGGGTTAGAAACAAAAAATAATAATCAATATTTTTTTAATCATAACCTCTATGCCGACGGTAGAATTTCTAGTGTTCACTGGCAAATAGGTGAAATGTTAGTAAATAAAATTAAAAAAATTAAAGAGGATGATTTTAAAGATTTAAATATATTTAGAATAAAATGTAATATGTACACTAAACAATCTAAAAAACTTAAAAGTTTAAATCATGTAGATTTACCACATATAAAAAATTTAATAGCTCTTTATTATGTTAACACTAATAATGGAGGAACTATTATTCACGAAAGTAAAAATAAAAGTTACTTCATTCCTTCTGTTAAAAATAATATTGTTCTATTTGATGGAAGCTATCAACACCAAGCTGTGTTTCAAACAGACACTAAAATTAGATTAAATATAAATATTAATTTAATATCAGGGAGTATTCTTTAGGTCAAATTACAAAAAAACAACAAAAATACACGGTGACGGAGTAGTTAACGTATTTAAATAGATAGCACTTTGTGCTATAAAAACTATACTATGTTACAAAAAATAGGATTTCAGCCAGGCATAAATAAACAAATAACACCCACAGGAGCAGAAGGCCAATGGGTAAATTGTGATAATGTTAGGTTTAGATATGGCACACCTGAAAAAATTGGAGGGTGGAATCAATTAGGTGGCTCGGGATCAAATGAACTTACTGGAGCTGGAAGAGGACTTCATCATTTTATTAATAGTGGTGCTAGAAAATATGCTATTATCGGAACAAATAGAATTTTATACGCATATTCAGGTGGTGTATTTTATGACATACATCCTATTAAAACTACAACAACGCTTACAAGTGCATTTACCACGACTAATGGATCACCAACTGTTACAATAACTTTTAGCACTTCTCACGGTATAAATCCTCAAGATATAATTTTATTAGATAATTTTAGTACAATTACTGGATCTAACTTTGGAGCTAGTGATTTTGATGATAAAAAATTTATGGTAACCACTGTTCCTACGGCTACCACTTTAACAATAACAATGCCTTCAAATGAATCAGGCTCTGGTGCAACAACATCAGGAGGAATTAGAGTACAACATTATTATCCTGTAGGACCAGCAGTGCAAGCAAAAGGTTTTGGTTGGGGTCTTGGATCTTGGGGTGGAGAAGATACTTCAGCATTAACAACTACTTTAAATGGTGCATTATTAGATGATACTGCAGGGACAGGCGGATCAGGGACTTCTATAACTTTAACAGACGCTTCACAGTTTCCAAGTTCAGGAACTAATTTTATACAGGTAGGAACAGAAGAAATATCTTACAC